CCAACCATACGTAAGAATCCAGATAAAGTTCTATTACCATATCTTTCAACTTCCTGCTCATAAAGCTCAGGTAAATATTGTTGGGCAAAGTTACCACCGGCAGCGCCGTCAAATGTTAAATAGTTGCTCGCAAGAGTTTGTTGCAATTGCGATGGAACTATTGTACCAAATGTTGGGTTTAAAGCCATAATTTGAAATTTTTAATTAGTTAAATTTTTTCTTTTTTATTTTTAGTTTAGACGAATCTAAGCCACTAATTGATCTTACTTTCAAACCATTGATAAATACGTTTCCATCGGCAACTTGCCTAGGTTTATCTGTCAAGTTTTTAGAAGAATCAACAACACCTTTTATGCCGTCAGCTCTTCCTTGTTCGTAAAAATGATTAGCGATTTTATCCGCATTCATTGCAGCATAAAGTGCTTTGTGATAACCAGCTGGATCAACAACTCTACCTTCTTTATCTAAAAATTTATTAATAAAATTAGATATATCAGTTTGTGCTTCACCAACTTGTTGAGGGTTTGCTATTTGGTATCTAAACTTTTTTTGTCCTAAATCAAAATCAAAACCTTTGAATTGATCATTAAACAATTGATTAGTACTGTTTTTAAAATCCTCTTGTTGTCTACTAGCTAACTCTTGCTGCTCATTGTATCTATTGAAAAAGTCCATAGCTTTTTGCTGCTCTTGAGTAACACCAGGTCTCAACTTGATTTCCTGATAATATTTATCCTTCATAGCATCAAGCTCTTTACGGGCTTTTGCAACTTCTTCTTTGAAGGCCAATTGTTTCTTTTTTATATCTCTTGGCTCATCAATTTCCTCATCATATTTGAATTGATCTTCCATAAGGAAGTTAATCTCTTCACTGTTTAAATGAGGTTTAGTTTGTTTGTAATACTCACTAAGCAAAACTTGCTCATCTACTTTTGAATAATCATGATTAAGTCTTACATAGTCTTCTATTGTACCACCTGTTTCATTCATAAAATCTACAAGTGATTGTATGTTTTCAGGTAATGGTTTACCTTGTTTTACTTGTTCTTTAACAGCTTCTTCTGCCTCTTCGTAAAGCTCCATGGTTTTTTCATCAAGCTCTTCTTCAGTTATTTCTTGTAAAGGACTATCTAATTTTTTTTCGGTGTCCCGTACTTCTTCAACCACTTTTTGGCTGTCGCCACTGTCTTTGGACTCTTCGACAGCAACATTGCTATCATTTGTCTCTTGTGTTTGAACGGCATCTTCTTCTTTTTTCTCTGTTAAATCTACTTTTACTACGTCAGGCACAACTTCACCTTGTGCCTCTGGTTTTGTTAAGTCAACCTTTACAGGTTCATTTACTGAACTATTAACCAGTTTTTTAGGTTTTGTTTTCTTACCTTTTAAAGAAAACTCACCCTCTTGCTTGACCTCTACGGCCGCGTTTTGTTCTGCCATAATATAATATTATAAAATTAAAAAAATTATTTAGGACCAAAGGCTTCTAGCCCAAAATCTCCTAAGCTATCATTAGTTGACTCAAAATCAATAGGAGTACCATCATTGTTCCTTTGTTGAATCAGCTGTGATTGTTGAGTACCTTCCATACGTACTCTTTTGTCTTTACGATCTTCTATTTCTTTTTCTTTATCACCTTCAGCTTGAGCTCGTGCTCTAGCCAACTGCATGTTATACTCAAACTCTTGTGCCATCAACGTTTGCTTTATTTGTGCTTCAGTTTGCATACGTTGCATTTCAAACTGTGACTTAGCTTGTTCTATTTGCATTTTTTGTTCTGTAAGAACTTGTTGCTTTTGTGTTTCAGCTATCGCAGTTTGCTCTGCTAACTGAGCGTTTGCTTGTGCTTGCGCTTGCATATTAGCTTGAGCTGTAGCTTGATCTCTTTCAGCTTTTAATCTACGTTTTTGTTTTAGCATTTGATTAGCTAATTTTAAATTACGTATCTGTCTAAGATCAATTGCGTCTTCTAAATCAATACCACCTGATTGTAAAGCAACTTGTATGTTTTGTTCTAACTGTTGCTTTTCTTCTTCATCTGGTTCTAAATCTAAGAATATACCAAAGTCATGTAAATTTAAATTAGAAATTTCTTCTAAAGTTCTTACATTAAATGTTGATATGCTTTCTATTAGTGCATTAGCTGTTAATGGAAAGTTTAATACATCAACTATTTTCTTAGAAATATTTTCACACAATCTCAATGTTAAATATAAACTAGCATTATTAATATGCTTAGTTGCTATATTTGATTGTTGAGCTGCTATTTTTTGTAAACCTACTAGTGTATCTTTGTCTGGTAACGTACCATCTCTAGCTTCATTAAGCCCTGTTACGTCACGTATCATTTGTATATAATAATTATACGTGTTTACAAGTGCACCGATTTTAGCTTGACCAGCTGACGTTGATAACTCTTGTACAGGAACTTTGCCAGCATTCATACCACCTTCTTGAGTTAACGATCTACCTACTACAGAACCAGTTTGAAAATACATGTTTAATGCTTCAGCTGGATTATAATTTGTACCATTACCAAGATCAACCTCTGCAAGACCGTCCATGTCTAAGAACACACCATCAGGTACCATACGTGATATAACTTGCTGTAATTTTAAATGTGTTAACTGAACCATATCGGCAAAGCCCATAGTCTTTGTAACAAGTGATTCAATTCTACCTTTATACATACGAGGTGCACATATAGCATAGTTCATTTCTACTTTAGTGGTGTCTGACATAGGTCTTGTCATGTTCTGTGCCATTTCCCACTTAAGCATCATATCTGTACCTAAAACCTTTACGCCTTCAAATAAAACTTCTATAGATCTTGATACTCTATTAAAGTTATCACTTTCTGGTGGATTAAACGTATCTGGTTTTTCTAATATTTTTTCTAGACCTTGATCTGTTCGTTTTAACTTAAACACTTGGTCCATATATGTTTTATATTCAAAGTATAAAACTTGCACAGTATTTTCATCATAAGCACCCCAACCATATATATAGTTATTATTGCTATATGACTTTTGTATTTTTTCTAACTCATCATCAGATATATGAGGAAATTGTCTTTTGATTTCAGCAACCGTCATTGCTTTAACCTCACCAACATAATATATATCTTCAAAATTAGGATCTTCTGTGTATGAATAAACCATGTAAGAAGGATCAACATAATCTAATGTTATACCATTACTTACATTAAAATTAGTTTTAGCAGCAGCAATACCTAATGTAACTAAATCATAGTTTAATCTACGCTTTAATAAATCATATTTATTTTTAGCTAGTATTTGAGTTATAGCTTCTTCTTCTGCTATTTCAACTGCTTGTTTATAAGACAACTGTAAATGTAATTCCATTTCTTCAATTGTCTTTGGCAAATCACTTGGCGCTATATTTGTGTTGGATATATCTTCACCAGTAGTTTGTTTTGTTTTTTGTATAATTTCCTGAGCAAAAATATCTTGTGCTAAACCTTCTGCATATCTAGTTCTTTTCTTTACAGACTCAGGGTCTTGTGCATAAGCTTTAATATCATAATCTTTATTTGATATACCATTGACTAATATATCTACAAATTTAGATAATATTGGTACAGGTTTCCAGTCTAGATTTAAATAGCTTAAGTCACCGTTAATAGATAATTCATCTTTGTACTTTTGTACGGGTTGTTCACCTCTAGCATATAATCTACGAGTATGATAATTATTAAACGTAGTCAAATACCTATTACCGTTAGTTCTACCTTGCGCAAACCATTCTGATTGTATAGCGTCAGCAACTTGCTTACCATACTTTAAACTCATTTTTTCCTCCAAAGGTACCACCTGATTGGGAAAAGCGCTATTAGCATTATAGTTTATATTCATTTATCGTATAATTTTCGAAACACTACCAGTGTTGTCATATCGCTTTATACCTAAATCATATGACACTAGTTCTCTTTTTGGTATTGGTCTATATCGATGCTTGTTGCAAGCCATAATGGCTAGACCAGAACTAATTGAAGCATCGTGTTTTGTTCTATTGTTTATATTAAATCTACTCCAATCATTTAATGTTTTTTGAAAATACATATCGCCATATTTATTTCCATCATAACCTACATAACTTTCAATGTAAGTTTCTATTGCAGCTGCATGAGCTTGCTTAATATCTTCACTTGAATTAGGTATACCACCTATTTCTCTTTCTGACACTGATAGTTTATTATAAATCTTATCAGGTCTATTCATTGAATAACCTCTATAACCTCTTCTTTTTAAATGATATAAGAGTCTAGGTTTGTTATTCTCTGCAAGCAATGGCATACCATAAAATACGCAAGCCATCAATACGTCTTCAAAAAATATTTCAGCTGTTTGAGGTCTAGCTATATATTCTAAAAAGAAATGATTCGGTGGAACATCTAACATACTAAATTTAGTTAGACCATGTAAAGCTCCATTAGAACCTCTGTTATCTACGGTACCCGATATATCATAGCTGTCACAACCAAAAGCACCAAGATCTTCGTTTCCAGGATATTTAACTCCATTTTTAAGTATTACACGATTTTGAAGATTTGTAGGTGGAACCCAAGTTATGTTAAATCTACCACTATTATTTGGTATAAATATTACTTCAGTGTCTTTTATTCCATCTTTCCACTGAAAACTACCTTTTGTAACTAGTGAACTATTTTTAAGATCACCATTAAAATCTATTTGCTCGTATATCTTTGTTAAGTTAAACAATGATTGTTTAGCTTCATCTCTGAAAGCATGTTCTTCAGTTCTAGGAAATTGACGATAAAATTCGTTTAAAGCATCTTGATCACCCTTTAAACCATCAACTTCATTTTGCCAATAATCAATTACACCTAAATTTATAAATTCTCCATGAGGTCCTTGAACTTCTTCTGTCGGTGTTTCGAATACAGGTAATCCATAACAATCAATGTATCCCTCGTAATTCCATTCCATAGGTATGAACAAACTATATAGTCCCGAGCGAGTCTGTCCATTGCGGTTTCTTTTTGTAACGTCTGAGTCATAGTATAATTTTTTAAAATTGTCACCACCTTTATCTAACGCGTTACACGTTGAACCCATCATACATTTACCTATAATTCTACTACCTAACCTTAACGTGGTTTTTGTGACACGCCAGTTGTTGAGAATGTTGTTTGGCCTTTCCCATTTACCCGACTCATCGTGAACAAGGAGCTTTAGTTTCTCACCGTCGTAGGAGTTGTCACCTGTGTTCTTCCAATCGATCGTGGTGTCGAGACCTTGTAATTGTTCTTGCGGTTCGTTTGCAAGTATCTTACGCCTCGTGAATTTACTGGCTGGTACCCTGTACGCAAGCTCTGTCTTTGGTCGGTCCATGCCGTCCTGTATTGGTTTGAAAAAAAAAGGATAATTGACCGATATGGGCACCACCTTGTCTGTAAACATGGTCTTTGCATCAGGACCGGATTTTGATAATATACCATATCTACTATCGGACGATATAGTTGCCAAGTTAACCACTTCTCCCGAGGCCATAAAGGAAAACCCAGAACGTCTGTTTTTAAGGTAGCACATTCCATAGCAGCGCTCGTCTGCTTTGCAAGCTTCCCAAAAGATAAAGAATAATCTGTTTGCTTCTCTATAG